ACTACGGGCGGGTGTGCTGTCAATCTTTTTTTTCTTGATAACCTTTTTGATTGGTACCGTGTCACCATTCTCTTCTTTGAGTTTGCGATATGTTTGATTTGCCGCAATCAATAACAATACTGCTAACGGATCAAACACAATGATGATAACAAAGATAATCAAACGTACCGCTTTGTCAATCAAGTTTTTATCTTGTGTTCCATATACAACATCAGCAACATATTTTATAGGCCCCAATTCAGACTCAGCCTTTCTAACTTCCAACGATAGAGGGAGCTTCTCCTCTGTAAGTGTTTGTATCTCTTTCTGTAACCTCGCATTCTCATTAGCGATTCTCTCACGGTCTTTCTGTTGGGCTTTCCTGATCTGATTTGCTTTCTCGGCACCTTTCTCATCTTTCGACCTGCCCATAACTTGATCGACAGCTTCATCATACTGAGTAAGGTTCTTGTTGTTCCTGTCAATTTGCGTTTGTAGAGCTTGAATTTTGGCTTCATATATTTGTACCTTTGCTGCTGATGGTGCTATCGTACTAGAATGTTCAATGTGTGCTTTTGATAGATAACCAAAAATACCCATTGATGTAATACCCATCAATAATACAATAGCAGTTAAAAAATAATACCGCATCATGTGTATCGTATTATTCCAATTATTATATAACCAAGATACTGTAACTAGTTTTGCAATCTCTAGTACAGTACCCATAATAATAATTGGCCAGAAAGAACCAGGAAAGATTTCTGCTAAACCAATTACTGAATAGTAAGCAGCAACAGCAGACAATCCAATCGCAGTTATAAATGGAAGTATTGCTTGTAACATTAGAAAAAACTCTCCAGACTATTTCTCTTTTCAGTATCCCATCCCATACAATTCAGAATGACTTTCATAGGTTCGATGAAACCTTTCTCAAATTGAGTATTATAGTCCACATACTTGTGCAAGTCAAACTCTTTTGGAAGTCTACTTGGAAAAGATACAACATCATCTTTTACTGGATTTGGTTCCAACAAATATGTGTACTTTAGTTTTTCACCTTCTTGTATGATAGGATAGGTATTAGTGAGGTCTTTTTGTTTGAGATAGTAGTTATATAGCAAAGCACCACGAACATGTATAGGTGTACCTTTCTTGTAGATATCCATTCTGTCAAAGTATTCTTTCAATCCATTTACTCCGCGAGGAAATGCAACATCTTCTGGTGGTAATGATTTGAATTCTTCTTTAAACTTTTCAATAAAGTCTTGTGCTTGTTCTTCAGTACCATTCATGACAATCTTCAGTAGTTCTTTCATCTTTTCACGGATGACTTGTGGTGTTGAAGATTTCACCATCTCTAAACCTTTATACTTCAATTGTGGTTCTGCATATTGAACACCTTCACTATTATACACGTTCAGTGCATAACGTTTCTTGGCAGTCCACACACCACGACTTGCCAATGCTTCACGTTTCATTTGCATTTTTTGTTCGTATGCGTTGACATAATCAGCAAGTTCCTGATAACTTTCATTAATATACGGTTGTATTCTATCCTCACAGACTCTATCCATGAAATCGATGATTTTTGTTCCAGGTGTCGAGACTTTGCCTTCCGTAGAATACACTTTATTAACAAGTGGACCAAGATTAAGATAAATAGAATCTGTATCCGAAGCAATAACGTAGTCATGATCTGTCTTTAATAAGTCATTAATATATTTGTTCAATTTGGATTCGATCCATTGAATCGACAACTGACCAGACAACGTGACTGCCAATGCCAATCTCAAATCATAGAATCTGAAATATTGCGAACCAAGAGCACCGTAAGCGGAGTTCAGTGATAGTTTCTTTGCAAGTTGTAGATTGTTATAACGAGAAACAATCTTATCAATTTCTTTCTTCTTTACTTCATCTTTTTCATTTTCATAATCTTGTTCAGCCTTCAACATCAACTTCTTAAACTTCTTACGATCATTATACATATCTTCCATCATCTGAGGCAGAAATCCTCGAATGTCTTTACGAAAATATTGACCGTTCGCAGTCAGAATAACATTTTTGATCTTTGATGTATCGACTTTCATTTCCAAAAGTTTGTCAACATTAACACCATCACGTAATACTTTACGCATTTCATCATTATAATCTTTTGGTTCAATCAATGTTTCTGGTGATAGATTGTATTGCATAATCAAATGCGGATACAGACTATTCAAGTCAAACGATGCAACCCAATCATGACTTCCAACTTGTACCTCTTTTACATATGCACCTTCAAATGCTTCACTCTTTGATGATACTTCTCTAGGCGGTACAATGATTTTCTTTTCTAACAAATGATTGTAGATTAGAGAATCCCACATACGAGTTTGTGCAAAAACATCGGTAAAGTTACACTTGGTATCATATGCAAGAGTCAATGCAAGTTCCAACAATCTCAACTTATCATTCAATTGTACGATCAGATCAGAGTCTTTGATGTTATAATCAATAAACTTCTGATAGTTTAGTTTGTACAATTGATGAAGTGTGTCATACTCATCAAACGAAATCTTACCAGTATCAAGTTCTTCATTTGCGATATGATCCAGTCGATAAGATTCTTGTGTCTTACCATTAGGAGCATACCACTTGTACAATTCAATATAATCAAGTGCAGAAACACCAACAAGATCGTAAGCAACTTTCTCACGACCTTTGAAATTATATTTACGTGTATTGATTACGCCCCAAGGTGATAGTTTGCGTGTTTCTGGTTCACCAAATATCTTATTGAATCGGTTGACGAGATAAGGTATATCAAACCCGTCAATATTCCAACCAGTGACAACATCAGGATAATTATCCTGCCAATCTGCCATAAATTTTTTACATAGGTCATATTCATCTTTACACTTTATGTACCAAACATTATCGTTTTGATTGTCATAATCGCCACAACCATAAACTGTGGTTCCTCCGTTTAGTTGACGAACATTGATTGCAGTGATTTCTTCATCTGCACGATATGGATCAGGAAAACCATTCTCAGAACCAACTTCAATATCAATAACGACTATTGATAATTCACTGATATCCCAATCAATTTGACCGACATGATTCTCTGCAATAAATGCATAAGCATATCTATCATTGCCGTAAACTTTGAAGTTCTCTACACCTTCATAACGCTTGACAAAATCACGAGCCTCACGGATCGTGTCGAACTTCATTGGTTCGAGATTCTCGCCGAACAATGTTTTATATTCTGATTCTTTTTTAGACGGCAGAAAAAGAGTAGGCGAGTAATTGATTTTCTCTTTTACTCGCCTACCATTCTTCACACCTCGATAAAGTATATGAGGACCATATACAGAAACGTTGGTGTAGTATTTACTCATTAAAGTGTTTTCGCAATTGTGATACCTGATCCAAAGATCGTGTTGTATTGATTTTCTAATTCAAGTACCGGTGTTGTTATAGTCAAAATATCGTTACGATTTATTTTGATTCCAGTCTTTACTTCATTACTATACTCTAAAAATGGAGCAAAAGCAATACCTCCTTGATCTGTTGCCGATCTAGCAGGAATTTGTACCACTTGAACTGGTTCTTTGATTGTTATAAAATCATACTCTATATCATCGGTAACTTCACCGAGTAATGTATGATTTGTTTTTAACGTAATTAATTTTTTCATTAGATTGTCACTTTCACATCAGCGTCTAAAACATTTAGGGTTACCCATTTACGTGGAAACAACATTTCTCTTCCCACAAAATCTTTCATATCATATGTTGGATCATCAACAAGACCCAACAACTCTACCTTGTTGTCAAAGTCACGGAGAAATAAGTCATACTTGTATGCCTTAGGTGCGTTCTTTTGATTTGCGATATTTTTGGCGAGTTCACGAATGTTCATATTATACTCCATTATTGGCGCATTTGCGCCTGTAGTTGATCGATCAATTGTTGTATTTCTGCCCGGATACTTTCATTAATACCAGGTATCCAAGGCAGAATGCGTTTCAATAGTCTAACTAATTCATTAGTTGGCATTAACTATCAGCAAGATGCTTCTCTAGTGCTTTAGCATAACGATTAGCGTGTGAGCGTTCTGCTTTCGCAAGTGTCTCAAACCAATCTGCAACTTCGTCGAAACCTTCTTCACGAGCAATCTTCGCCATGCCTGGATACATGTCAGAATACTCATGTGTTTCACCACTAATTGCTGCTTCAAGCATTTCTTTTGCAGTCTTTGCTGGCATACCAGTTCCTGGCTCACCTGCTCCACCTTCAATTAGATATTCCATATGTCCATGTGCGTGACCTGTTTCACCTTCAGCAGTAGAACGGAATAGTGCTGCTAGATCGTTTTCACCTGCGATATCACATTGATTTGCGAAATACAAATAACGACGATTTGCCATTGACTCACCTGCAAAAGCCTCTTTCAAGCACTCAGCAGTTTTTGATCCTTTTAAACTCATAATTTCTCCTTAGTTAATGTCCATGATCCGTTTTGATTATCAATCCACTTCAAAGTATCACCTATTTCCCAACCCGTTTCTTTTAATAAATCATCTGGTAGTTCGACAACATAATCATCTTCTACCTTTTTCACTTCTAATGTCCATTTAGACATAATCTACCTTCTTAATATGAACTTGGCATTTATGTAAAAAATGTAAACCTACCTCACTTTTATAATTGTGTCGATAATAAACATGACTTATTCCTGCTTGATAAATTTGTTTTGCACAATCAAGACAAGGTGCATGTGTCACAAATAGATGAGCACCTTCACTAGAATTGGTAGACTTAGTAACTTTTGCCAAAGCATTTGCTTCAGCATGAATTACTTCTGGTTTGGTAACCATCTCAATGTGGAAATCATCGATGTAAGTTTCAGTCTCACAGTTATTATCCCAACCAGATGGCATACCATTGTAACCAATTCCAATGATTGTGTCATTCTTTACTATAACACAACCGACATGCAAACGTCTAGCGCTTGAGAGTTCAGCATACACTTCTGCCGATCTCATATGTGCTTTTTGGAATTTATCCTTCAGAAACATCTTCAGCACCTTTTTTCTTCTTCTCCCTAAATTGGAAGTCGAGTTGAGGAGTCATGTCTGATGTGATTGTCTCTTTACGAAAAAGAGTCTTTCGTTCACCAGTCATACTCATCAACAGGCGCTTAGTCTGTTTATCCATTCTGTAATGTGAGGTAGGTTTCTTCATAATATATCTTTCAAAAAATTAAGCAGCTTTCTTTTCTTCCTGTAGTAAAGCAGGTTTAAAGAAATTCAATTCATTACCAATTTCAATTTTGCGTGGTTTTCTTTCTTCTGGAATTACATTTTCAATTCCAACACGAAGTATACCATCTTTGAATTCA